TCAGAAACCCGGAGCCATCGCGGGAGCGGAATCCGCGCGGGACATGCCGGGGATGTATCGGTTCTGTCCGCTGGCGGGGGATGGAAGGCGTCTGCCTGTGAGGACATCAGTCATGAGGCGGGCCAGGGATGTTTCGGGGGAAAACCGGGAGAAGGGGATGACGGCGGGAGGTTTCCCCGGTTCTTCGTACAGAGCCGGGCCCTTAGTGCCGAAGCTGAATTCTGCCTGTCCTTCCCGCCCCGGAAGGTCTTTCAGGAGCACGTGGACCGCGCCGTCCTTCAGGAAAATCCGGCTGACATGGCCCGCGGCCTGCGAGCCGCCGGCAGCGATGATCGTCTTTATGAGGAGTGTGGCGGTTTCACTTTTTCCTGTGAGGAGGCTTTCCGTCTGTCTGAGCAGGAGGGCAGCCGGCGCCGCGGGACAGGAAGGGCCCTGATCCGGGCCAGAGAGACCGGCGCGGACGATTCCGAGAAACAGGGAACGGCCGCTCCGCGTGTTGAAGGCGCAGGCCCGCCAGACGATTTCGTCAAGGCCTGAATCGTAGGAAGCGGCAAGCCGTATTTCAGCCGGGGCCGTCCCGAAGCCCCGGATCTCCCCGGCGGCGCGGGCCGAGCTTATCTGGAATACTCCGTCCAGCCTGTTTTCGCGAAGGTGTCCGAGCCGCTCCACCGGACTGCCGGAGACAGCGGGAGACCCGCCTTCCGCCAAGGCGGAGAGAACAAGAGCTGCCGTTCGGGCGAAGTTCTCCTCTGTGCACCAGGCCGGGAGAGGAGAGCCTCCGTCACGGGGGGCCGCCTTCATGGGTCCGAGATCCAGATCCAGTCTTCTGTGCAGGGCAGGCCCGAGAAGGCCCGGGGGCCCGCACGCCGAGAGCGTGACGGCCCCGCAGTTTCTGTATTCCGGGTGTCCCGACAGGAAGGAGCGATCCAGACAGGCGGCCATGGCCGCTTCCATGCGTCCGTCCCCGAGAGATCTAACTCCGCAGAGGAGCCGGCCCGGCACAGGTGAGCCCGGATTGGGACTGGATGCGCCAAGGCCGCTCCGGAACGTGCGGCTCGCGAGAAGGTCAACGGTGCCGAGATCAAGGCTGACCGGACGCCTCTGCAAGAGGCGGCGCTCAGCTTCCTCCCAGTCAGTGATCTCCAGCCGTTCCATGACCGCGGCGCGGGGGACGCCCCAGGATCGCGCGCAGAGCAGGGCGAGTCCCGCGAGGTCGCGGGGCTGAAACCCTTCCCCGGCCGCCCTCAGGGGGGCAGGGGAGGCAGGTATGGGCATACTTCCTCCTCCCGCTTCAGACGCGGGCGAGCAGATATCCGGCCTCTCCGATGGTGCGCGCGTCATAGCCACGGGCCAGAAGGAGAATGATCTCCATCTGCAGGGGCTGACTTTTCGCCTCTTCTTTAGTGTTTTCAGCCATTTAGGCTAAAAATCTGCACCATCCCGCACCAAATCAGCATGGAAGCTCGGGGATGTCCTGTGCCGCCTTCTCCTGTGCTCCTGCCACGGCATGCGTGTAGAAAGCGCCGGTCGTAGTCACGTCCTTGTGTCCGAGCTGGGCAGCGACTGCCGCAATGTCGGCTCCCGCTTCCAGCATCAGGGAAGCGGCCATATGCCGGACAGTGTAAAGCGGGCAGCCCGTGATACCGGCTCTCCGCCTGAGGCTGTCCCAGGAGCTGTTGATCTGCGTGTACCGGCCTCCCCTGGGGGCCGGGCACACGGGATCTCCTGCAGCCTTCCCCTCTGCCCTGACTCTGGCTTCCGTCAGCCACCACGCTGGGCAGTACACCGTCTTCTGCCGCTGCGTCTTCGGCATCCAGATGGACGCCTTTCCGTGGGTGAGATCCACATCCTGCCAGCTCAGGCTGATAAGCTCTTTTCCCGGGCGCAGGCAGAGCGCAAGGCAGGTACGCACCGCCCATTGCAGAGCCGGATTGCACAGAGTATATACCATGCGGAAGTCATCGAAGTTCCCGCACCAGTGGGTGCGCTTCTCTTCCGGCAGGTGCCGGTATTTCGCCCATGGCACAGACTCGAGGAAGTCCTCACTGGCACACCAGCGCCACGCAGCGATGAGCTTGCCAGTATAGCGGTTGATAGAGTAGGCAGACAGGTGCCACTCCTGACGCAGGCGGTCGCGGAAGTGTTCCAGATCCCTGCGGGTCAGTGTGTCCACGTATCTTCCCGCCAGCAGCTCATCCATACGTGACAGAATAAGGGCATAGTACTGCTCCGTCTTGCGGGCGTGCTTCGTGCGCGACAGGAACAGAAGAATTGACTCAGATATGGTGAGCCTGTTATTACTTCGTTCGTCATAGCTTTTTTCCTTTAGAAGGGCTTCCGCTTCCTCTCGGGTGCGGAAGCTCTTCTGCTTCCAGATGTTGCCTTCCTTGAATTTGCAAACAAAACGGCCATCTCTACGTTGATAAACGCTCACGGAGTTTTCCTTCCCGGATGAGGGCCGCCGCATCAGACGCACTTATCGTTTTTCTGCGCAAGGGTCTAGCGGCGCTGCTCACTTCGAGCAGGCCATCCATCTTCTTCTCCAGCTCGGCAATCGCCTTCCGGTGGCGCCGGATGTCAAGCCGTATCTGACGCAGAGCCGTGAGCTCGTTCAGTTCCGCCATATGCCCTCCAGCCTGAGATTTTTGTACGGGCTGGCGTGGCAGCACCATATCCTGCACGCCTCTTCCTCGTCCTCCGGGTGGTGCTGATACATAGCGCTCGTCACGCGGTTGATGATGACCTTGGCTTCCTGCCACAGGTCGATATGCTTGTCCCGCCAGCCTGGCGCCATGACCCACGCGTCGCCAAAGGCATACTCGGACGTGAACCACATAATGCGCCAGCCATGCAGCTGCTCGTTTTTCGGCGCGGTGTTGTCGTAGATCGCGCCGTTATCAGCCGCGCCGTGACAGGCGGCCTCAATCGCGCGGTCTTCCCCCGCGCTGAGGCGGTCAACCTTAAGGCTGTCGTGCAGCCGTTTCAGTATTGGACGTAACTTTTGCAGGGCAAGAGAGGGCTGGCCGCAGGCGGTGGGATAGCAGTCAATCGCCGCAAGCGGGAAGGATATGCCAAGCACGGCGTCTCTATGCTCAAATGGTTTTTCCGGATACTGCATTTTGTTCCTCCTCTACTTTTTTGCGCGCGTCGGGCATGCTGATCCGATATATACGGGCATACTTCAGGGCCTGCCTATTCTTCAGATAATAACGGATATGCGACGCCTTAATCTGTTCTTTGGTTCTCATTCTTCGTATTCCTCACGATGCCCCGAAGCGAAATACGCGTGGGCTTCCGCGGCCTGCATAGCTTCGATAACTACCTGTTCGTCTTTATCCGTGAGAATGTTTTCTTTCTGAACAAAATAGAACAGCCCCCAAAGCATCAGCTGCATAATTCTTTCGCGTGTCATTCCTTTCATGCGCAACTGGTTGTATGTCGTACCTATCATGATCTCGATTATGCCCAGGTAAGGCATCTCGGTAGACAGTTCTTCTTGATGGTTGCTCAAAAATTTAAGGATTTCATCAAAAGTCATAGCTTACTCCTTCCCCTTCTCTACAGTGAGCGGCGGAAGGAACTCCTGCATAGGCAGGGCATAATAGATGTTATTCAAAAAGTAGTGCCACTGCGGGAGCCTGTGATTACGGCGCTGACGGATCATGTTCGCGAACACGGCATAGTTAAAATTCACAATCCGGCGCTGAAGGAATCCTTCCGGGAGAAATCTTTTTATGTCAATCGAACAATCTGCGCACACATAAGTATTGAGCCATTCCAGGAGCTCGAGCGGAAGCCCCTGCTCAAAATCTTCCCGCGCAAGGGGCCGCTTGCCCAAAGTGTGCATCGTGCTTTCCGACAATGCCACGGTTCCCACCTTGTAGGTATCGAACTCTGACCACTAGAACCGCGGGGCGGTAACGTCCGCCCAAATCTGAATCATGCGCAGAAATTTATCCTCGCCGTTTCCGCGGCTGGCACATTTTGCACAGATTTTTGTCAACCGTCCTGCCAGCTTTGCGTCTTCCATACCGATTATATTTTTATCAGAAGTCAGCCCGTAGGATAACCCCATCCCGAAAAGCGCTTCTTTGATGCCATCAACTTTCAAAACGTCTACTTTCATTTTCTTCTCCTTTTCAGCGGCGTGAACCGCCAATCACGATGTATGCTTATGACGCTGGCTCCCAGCGTCTTCTTCAGCAAATCAATCTTCCTTCAAAACGGCACCCGATCCACGCCGTCACGGAATACCCATTTCGGGCATGACATGCCCCACTTCGTTATGTCGTGATCGTACTGATCGCAGTGAGACGTCAGCTCATTGAACCGGCAGAACGCACACGTCCCGCACGTGGGCGTCTCCTGCACGTAAGGAGCGTGCCAGCAATGCCCCTCGTAGGGGCACATGGAGCACTCGCGGGCCCCTTCCTGGTATGTCTTCTCCGGCGGGTCGTCACTGCTGATAATCGCCGCGCAACGCTCCTGAAGGTCAAGGTATGCCTTCCGGTCGAAGTGGGCACGCTCTATGTAGAGCTCGCAGTTGTCCTTGTTCATGACTACCCATACTCCGCGCTCAAAGCCTGAGCACCCCATGTAGAGCTGGAGCTGAGCGGCGTACACCGGCGACACGGCGGCAATGCCAGAAGTTTTGAACATTTTGAACCGTGTAGCGGACGCGCTCTTTATCTCCAGAATGTGGGGCCGCGTTCCCTTTACGTCATCAATCACGCCGTCACAGTGCCCACGGACGAAGCCCTTAAGCAGCGTAAACTCCTGCTGTTCGTCCCGGAGGTGATAGCCCGCCCCCTTAAGCCAGCGCAAAACCTCCTGCTCAACGGCGCTGCCAAGAGAAAAAATCATCTGCGCGCGGCCGTCTATGGCCTTAGGTGTGAAGCCGCGGAACTGGTACCATATCTTACGCCTGCACGGGTCGCCGGCGATACTCATGCCAAGATATGAGCGATCAGGCTGTTCCTTCCTGTACCTGGACGCGGCCTCGTACATGGCCGTTGCCATGGGGTTTTCTATTTCCATTATGACCACCTCACTACGTGGTAGTATTTGTCCCGCTTCCTTACCCACAGTTCAGCAGGGAAACGGTCCTTCAGCTCGTCAAGCCGCGAAGCCGCTTCATCCAGAGTGGCGGGCGGGACGGTCTGCGTGATGCCATTCCATATCTGGCGGGCTTTGCTCTGTCCGTAAGCGGACGCCTCGCCTTCGAAGTCGAGGAACTCGGAAAAAGAAACGGGCTTCCCGTCCTCCAGCTGGCCGCACATATCCACCCTGAGCATGTGATTCCCGCTTCTTGACGTGAAGGACGGATTGAACGCCGGCGTGGCTATCAGCCTGACTTTCTGAACGCTGTTCTCTGCGTCTTTCAGTTCTTCCATGACCGGAACGCGGTCACAGATACGCTTCTGCGGCGCTCCGCAAAACGGGCATATTATAGCCGACTGCGGAATAAGGGCTTCACATTCCAGGCACTGAATAAGCTCCGGCTCGGCTGGGCCTTTTTTCTCCTGCTGTATACGGCTCCCCGGCTTCGTCCAGCGGACGCGCGGATGAGCAGGGTTGCCGTGTTCTTTCCAATTGCCGGACAGATCCAGCAGGAGGCAGTCAGCCTTCCCGGGCGCCGTCCTGAGCCCGCGCCCTATCATCTGGACGTACAGGGCCGTGCTTTTCGTCGGCCGGCACATAACCATGCAATCGACACAGACACAGTCCCATCCTTCCGTGAGCACACCCACGTTACAGATGACGTCCAGCCCGCCGTTATCGAACGCGGCTAAAGTTTTCTGCCGCTCGTCATGCGGCATCTGAGAATGCACTGCACCGGCGCGGTATCCGGCGGCCCGAAAAGCGTCCCTGAGTATCTCGGCATGCTGGATGGATACGGCGAAAACCACCACATGACGGCGGCCTTTCCCGTACTTTTTCAGCACCTCCACGGCGCTGCCAACATGGACGGCCTGAGACATAGCATTAGACAGCTCGCCTAAATCGTACTCACCCTTGGACGTTTTTACGCCGGAAAGGTCGGGCTCCGTGCACCCGTAGCCCTTGAGTGGTGCCAGAAAGCCCTCGTCCTGCAGGTCGTCAATACCGATTGAATACGAGAGCGTATCGAACCAATTTTCCCTCGGGTCGCGGCAGTCATCGCCGTAGATGTACCCATGCCCCAGGCGGTAGGGCGTGGCCGTCACCCCAAGCATACGCATATCGGGGTAGTACTCACGCAGGCGGTTAATGAGTGTGGCGTACTGGCTCTTTTTGCCCGCCGGCGGCAGGCGGTGGCATTCGTCAACGATAAGAAGCTGCTGTTCAGGAAGTTCACCCAGGCGGCGGGCCAGCGTCTGCGGGGAACCAATCACCACCTGCCGGTTGACGTCTACAGATGACGTCACAGAGTGGCAGGCTATGCCTACCTTATCCTCGCCTTCCGGCCATACCTTCAGGAGCTTGTCCGCCGCCTGACGGACGAGCTGTTCACGGTGCGCGAGGATAGCGACATGCAGACCCCATTTTTCAACGAAAAGTCTGGTAATGGCTGAGAACATGATCGTTTTCCCCGCGCCCGTGGCGGCCTGCAGGAGGACGTTTTTATGCTCTCGCATATCGCGCAATACCGCCTGCAGGGCCGCTTCCTGGTATGGCCTTAACGTTACCACGGCATCCCGGCCGGCGCTGCGCCGCCCTGCGGGGGCACATTGGCGGCTGCCGCGGCCGCAGCGGCTGCGGCAACGCACGGCGAATAACGCTTGAAGCTCTGGTACTGGTCCCCGTTGTATTCGCGGACGCCAACCCTGATACGGAGACGTTTATTGATAAGTTCATCGGTGGTGCCGCCGATGTTGGGGTTAAGCCCGCAGGCCTCGCGGATACTCTTCAGGTGCGACAGGGAAATCTCCGTGCGGGCGGTATTCCCGCTCCAGAGGTGGAGCGCCTCAAAAATGATTGCTCCCGTGTGCGTGGGGCCAACGACGGAGTACCACAGATTGATGTAGGTCTCACCGTCCTTGGTCTGCTTGGGCTCGGCATTTTTGATGACAATTTCATAATCACCGGGAGGAAGAATGGTTCCAGCACCAACGGTGCGGACATTAGACAGATCGAATCCCATTTCCATAATGTAATCTCCTTACTTGCTAATGATTTTGTTCTTGATTTTGAGGATATTAGGTTCTTCGACGGGTGCCAGTTTGCCGGAACGGTCTTTGGCAAGGCCGGCGGGCTCGGTAGTCTGAAAGACGACATACGAGGTTCCGTTTTCGCCTGTGGTTCTGTCCATGTAGAGAACTTCGTCGAAGAAAGATGGGAGGCGGGACTTAACGGCTTTGCCGTCGATGTCTGGCGCGTAGTACCGCCGTTTGAACTCATCCTGTTCCTGTGCTGTCAGGCAGGTAAAAACGACTGAGCACATAGGCATGTCGCGGAACGCTTTAATAAGGTCTGTCATTGTCTGACTGTATTCCATCCAAACCTTAAAAGTATCATCTTTTTTTGGGTATTTTCGCTGGAGGCTCTCCACGCAGCGGGCGGCGATCTCGGTGAGGCTGTCAATGAAGACCCATTTATATTTGCCTTCCGCGAACTCGGGTGAGCGGCAGTACAGCAGCGCCTCCTTGAACTCTTCCAGGCTGCGAATCTCGAAGCCTTCAACGGCGCCTGACGCCACGAAATCACGCACACAGAGAAGGCCGCTTTCGGCAGAAAGGACGAGAACCTTTTCAGGAACGGCCGCGGCGTCTTTCTCCCATTTCCCGGAAGCGGGGTTGAAGCGCTGGCCGAGCAGGCACCTGAGCTGGGACGTTTTGCCGATGCCGGACGCCCCAAGGATAAGGGCACAAATCCGGTCTGCGGACTGCGGAGTAATCCTAGTCAGCATCGCCTGCCTCCTCGTACACAACGGACGGGGCGCCTTCCGTCACTGTCCGCGCCTCCAGAACAAGGTGCTTAGCCTCGTCGGGAACGTCTCCGGAAGCGAGCCAGTTCTTGAGCTGGCGGGCGTTAATCGGCTCGAACTTGTACGTAAACGCCTTAGCGAACAGCTCGGTGCCCATTTTTTTATGGGCTACGGCAAGCGCATCCTGGTCCCACTTCACGTTCTGGCGCTTCGTTACCTTCGCCATAATGCCACCGGCCGCGATGTGACCGGTGGAAGAACCGGGCTTGTACTCGGCTTGTTCCACAATCTTTTTGTTGATTTCGCGAAGTTTTTTCTGCCTAGCCTCGATTTCCCACTTAAGCGTAATGCCTTCTCTAAGAAGATTTTCTATTGTGGACATTTTTTACTCCTTGATTTTCCCTTATACTCTGGAGAAGTCGATACAGCCGACGACATTATCTTCGGCGTCATACACCGTCGTTCCGGGGAAGATGAGATCTTCCCGCTCCGGGCATGCCTGCGCGAGCATCTTGGATACGATGTAGTACGTGCCCGGTTTCGGCTCGGGGAGGTTGGCGACCTCCTCCGGGAACCGTCTATAAATAAGGTACTCATCCGCCATGCCCGCGGTTCTCTGCACGTAGATCGCGCGTGCAGATTCTTTGGCGGCCTGGTATACATGCAGAGGCTCGGGGTACTCTTCGTCTCCTTCACGGAGATAAAGGCTTCCGTTATACATGTAACAATCTGCGGTGCTGTATATAGCCACGTCATGGGGTGTGCAGTTTATGACCATAATATTTTCTCCTTTTGCGGCGGGGCTCATAGGCCCCGCCTTTGCCCAGTGCGGGAGGAAACCGCATGACTTCCCGCCCCGTGCCCTGAGGCGGGAAAAGTGAAAATTCGCTTGATAGGGGGCCGGGCGGACGGATCCGGCCCCCGTTCCCTTACGCGGTTTTCGGCGTACCGCGCCCCCGCTCCGGCCACTCCGGGCGGGAAAATCCTTAGAAATCTGTGCCAACAGTGAAGAGCATGCCTGACACAATCAGGATGGTGCCCACCCAAGCGGCGGCGGCGATCGTAGTGGTGATGTACTCGATGATGCGCTCGCGGCGCGTGCGACGTGCCTGCATGGCCATCTGCCATGCGAAGGCCCTGCGGCCCTCGCGGACCGTTCTGCTCTCGATGGAAGAGAGAAGGGCGGCTGCGTCTGAAAAACGTTCGGTTGCGGTGTACATTGCTATTCTCCGCCCTTCTTGCAGAAGGCGGCGTTGGCCTTCGCGGCCGCAAGGGCTTCAAGCACGACGTCTTCGTCCTTGTCTGTGAGCTCGCGCTCCTGCTGGACAAAGTAGAACAGCACCCAGAGGATCCAGCGCATGGCGTCTTCGGGCGTCTTTCTCGAAGTTTCGCGTGAAGCGGTACGCCTTGCCGATGAGGCCCCCCAGAGAGCTCAGGAGAGTAGGATCATCTGGAGACACTACTGTTTCCGTCATGTTCTCGTGGTTCAAAAAATTTGCGACTTCTTTAAAATTCATTTACTGCCTCCTTACTTCCCGTCCTCGTGTCCCTCGTTCTTCGTACCTTACTGACAGAGCAGTGTGCGGCTATGCCGACTTACCTTAATGTTCAGGCCGTCCCTGCCGGACAGACGGGGCCTTTGGTGGTGAACAGCCTCTGCTTACTCTGAACCTCGGAAGGTTCCTTTCCGCGGCTCTTCTCCCCGCCGGCAAAGACAGTATCTCATTTATAAGACAAAGAATCAACGTAAAATCTTATTTTTTTTGACATATCAGAGACAAAAAAGTCCGCCTAAAAAGACGGACTTCAAAAAAATGACTCAAAAAACCTGCTCAATCATACACACAAGGAACGGCTAAGATATTCGGCTTCCCCGTTACCGCGGAAACGCGCTGCGCTGTCACACCACAAATGCCGCTGGGGTAAAGCGTGATGACATCCAGCCCGTACTCGTCGGTATACACAATGTGACTTTCCCCACGGTCAGACGTGATTACGACTCCGTGATACTCAATGCCGTTCCAGGCTACACGCGCAGAACGCCCATCCGTCACAACACTTACTTTTACTGTACCAAAACTGTCCGAAGGCTTTTGCTCCAGCAGATCCCCGTACAGACTTACCCCTGGGAGCTGCTTAGACAAATGCAGAGTTATTTGTATAGGTTGCTGCGCGCTGGCAGACACGCAAAACAAAAATGACACAATGAACAGAGACAGTATTTTCCTTATCATTTTATACCCTCCAGCTACAGGACCCGCCCGAACCACCTAACACGGCCAAAAACGCGAAAAGAATCAAGCTCATCCCCCTGTAGATCTATAGGTGAGTAACTCCGGTTTTCGGAATGGAGGCGCCACCCGGTCGGAAGCCGAAAAAGCCGCTTCACCATCAGCGCCCCCGCCACCCCCAAAAGATAAATCAACCCGTCCTGCGGGTCATTATCTCCCTGGTCAACAAGAATGAAATCGCCATCTCTGATGAGCGGCTCCATACTGTCGCCGCGCACTAGTAGCATGGCACACTTCTTGGGGTGGATGCCGTTTTTCCTAAAAAAGTCGTCACGGAAAGCGTAGTAGCCATCTATATGATCGTCCGTCTCCAGACTTTCGCCGGCCCCTGCTACAGCATTTACGCGCGGAATAAGAATAAACTGCCGAAGTTCTTTCCCCGGAGACGTGAAATTAACGTGTAGTTTGTCTAGCCAGTCACAGAGAAGCTCCGGGCTTGGAAGTTCCGGGTTCTCATCATTCATCGCGCGATAAAAAGTCGCCTTCTTTTTGCCTGCACCTAAAAAGCGCATCAGTTCCGCTTTACCCCCTGCCATAGCTGCCGCTTCACGCAAACAGCTCACTATCTGATCATATGTCTTCATACTGATCCTTTTGGCTTTTTTGTCTCACAAGTGCAACATTTTTTTTGTGAGACAATAAGTTGTTTCAATGTATAAAATATGATACAATTATGACATGAAATACGACAAGCTTATCCATGACTATATCAGCCGCTCCGGGGAAACTGTATGTGCGCTCGCCAAGCGCGCTAGCGTCAGCCGGGCAACGCTCTATAGGGCTATGCAGGGGAAAAACATCAAAGTAAATGTGGCCCGCAGCATCCTGTCGAGTATCGGCTATCATCTGACAGCTACGCCACGCGGGGACAAGTCATGAACCCTTTTGAAGGCAAAACCGCGGCGGAAATAGCCGTCTATCTGGCGGAGAAGTGCGGCTTCTCTATGGTGCCCCTGCGCAGGGGCACTAAAGTATCGCAGCTCTCTGAGTGGGCGCCGTATCAGACGCAGGCCGCTGACACTGATCAGATCCTGAAATGGGCCGAAAAATTTCCAGGCTGCAACTGGGGGTGCGTTGCCGGGGTGGTCTCGGATCTGGTTGTGTTCGACTGCGACGATGAGGCCGCTTACCGCTGGGCACAGCTCCACCTTCCGACTACGCCGGTAAGGGTGAAGACGCCCCGCGGGTGGCATCTCTACTATCATCATCCCGGCCCTGAGTACGTCGATGACCTGCGCGCCATCGACCCGCGCAGGGACGGGGTACACGCGGAACTGCGCCGCGACGGACAGTATGCCGTCTCCCCGGGTTCCCTCCATGAAAGCGGCGCTGTCTACACCGCCGACGTGGAGTTTCCCGGCGTGTGGGAGTACGCCCCGGAGTTCGCCATCCTGAAGCCTGCCAGCTCCATAGATCTGTCCGGTCTGGATGAGCGGATAGCCGACATCCGGGCGAAGTATCGTGAGGTGCTGGAAGGGAACCGGCACAACACGCTTCTGTCCTACGCCGCGGCGCTTATCGGAAGCGGGTGCCCGCCTGACCGGGCGCTGAAGCTCACGCTGGAGAAGAACGCCGACATATGCACGCCTCCCCTGAAGGCGCGTGAAGTAGTCGGCATAGTGGGCGGTATATATAAGACCCATCAGCGGAATCACCCGCTGGGAAAAGACGCTTCCCCTGACGCCCTGGCTACTGACATGTCAGGCCTCGAGCTCCAGCCTGTGGATGATGAGACTGACGCCGCGTTCCCTGATGAGCTTCTGCACCCGGGGGGACTGCTGGAAGCCATCATGGACTACACGGCGCGCGCATCCGTACGTACCGCGCCGGAGTACTCTCTGCCGGGCGCAATCGCCGTTCTCGGCACGCTCGCCGGCCAGCGCATCAAAGCCGAAACCGGCCTGACCACTAATGTTTACTGCGCCGTCCTCGGCCGCTCCGCGTCCGGCAAGGACGCGCCCAAACAGGCCGTCACCCGCCTGCTGAAGGCCGTGACCGGCGGCGCCGCATTAGGCGGCATGGACGTGGCTTCGGACGCCGCTATCATCAACGCGATAGCACAGACCGGCCGCCACCGTCTGTGCTTCGTTTTTGATGAACTCGGACTTTTCCTGAAGGCCTGTAAAAACCCGACGTCCCCGCGCGCCGGCATCGCAAAGCTCCTGACTGAGCTATTCAGCTGCTACGCGTCTCCGTATGTGAAGACGTATGCCGACACGGACCGAAACAAAATTATTGCGTGGCAGGCTCTCAGCCTGCTGGGGCTGAGCGTCCCGCAGGAGTTCTGGGGCTCTATTCAGGAGGGCGAAACAACGAACGGCTTCCTTGCCCGTCTTCTCGTTTTTGAGCGGACGGCTGACGCCCTCGCGCCACGCAACTACACGCCCGACATGACTATACCTCCGGAACTGCAGGCGGCTCTCTCCGCTATCTGGGAGATACCAGGCGGTGAGCAGACGCCTGAGAAAACGCCGGCCGGCGGGGTGAGCCTCGAATCCATGGCCCGCCCCCACGTCATCCCCTTCTCCGACGACGCAAAAAATCTCATTCATTCTGTCATGGATGAGTGCGATAGGCTGGCTTTTGATGGCGATGACGGCGGGGAAGAGGCGGCCGCCGCTACCATATGGGGGCGCGCCGCTGAGCACACGATCAAAATCGCGCTCATTCACGCGCTTTCCCGCTGCGGCGCTGATGTCCTGACGGATAAAGTGACACTGCCGGATGTGTCCTGGGCGTGGCTTCTCGTGCGGACGCTCTCCGCGCGGCTCGTGAAGCAGATCGACCAGAACGTACACGCCTCCGATTTCGAAAAGTGGTGCCTCGACGCACAGAACGCCATCATCCGCTACCGGAAACGCGATGCCTCCCGGGGAAGGGAGTTAAAGCCGGGCGCACCTTGGTACGTCATAGAGAAGGCGCTGAAGGGCGCCACCCCCAAGCAGGCGAAAGATGTCCGTGACAAGCTTATCCAGATGAACCGCCTGCGGGTGATGCCAGCGTGGCGGAGTTCCCCGAAATCCAAAAAAACGCTTGACCTTTTCTGCCTTGTGACGGAAAAGGAAGGAGAACAGCAAAATGATTAACAAAATCAATAGGCTAGAACATGGGAAAAATTAAATAGGGCAGAAATGGGGCACTAATAGGGCAGCAATAGGGCACACATAACCCCCTGAAATTACTAGATAGGGCAAATAGGGCAGGGTTTTAGGGGTGGGGGCTTTTAGAAAAACAGAAATAAAAAATAAAAGTGGTACCCCTGCCCTATTTGCCCTATTTGCCCTATCTAATAAAATCAAATACTTACGCATGCCCTATTAATGCCCTATTAATGCCCTATTAGTACCTTATTCAAAACTAAAAAAATAATATATAAAAAATATTTTTTTATTATTTATTTAAATAATAGGTTATTCGTGTAATGAAAGTTGTTAATCGTGTGAATACAGCCGGGCAGGCGTCTGAAAGCCGTGAGCAGCAGGCGCTCTTCCGCTGGTGGGACGTATACAGATCCAGGTATCCGGCGGCGCTGCTTTTCGCTGTGCCAAACGGGGGAGCCCGCTCGGCCATAACCGGCGCAAGGCTCAAGGCTGAAGGCGTACTGCCCGGCGTGCCGGACGTCTTCCTGGCTTACCCTGCCGGCGGCCTGCACGGCCTCTTTATCGAGATGAAGCGGGCCAGGGGCGGCCAGACAAGCGCCGCACAAAAGATAGTCGGGACGCTCCTGTCACACGCAGGCTACGGCGTGGCCGTGTGCCACGGATGGCAGGAGGCGAGAGATACAGTCATCAGATATATGGAGGGGCGATATGTCGAGGGGATGGAGTGATGAGGAGATAGAGACCGCCGCACGGATGTATGCCGCCGGAGAAAGCTACCGGAGTATAGGGGAGCAGCTCCACAAGAAAGCAGATACCGTGCGGTACTACATACGCGCCCACAGCGAGCTTTTCCCTGAGCCGACGGAT